CCTTGCTGTCCCCATATTGCGGCATCGCCTGGACGCGGTTCTTTTGTTTCTGGTTCTGGTGTTGTATTGTTGCGGGTTAAGTATCCAGCCTGGTGTTCACCTTCCCTGACGGACTTAATATCGGTCATCCCAAAATCAGCCGCAAGGCCAGCAAGCTGTGTGTCTGCCATTTTTGTTTTGTCAGACTTCAAACCTACCGGCTGCAAAAACACCATCGACAATTCACCCGCACAATTTTTCATGGGGCATTTTGCCTCCCATGCCTCAAAAATACCATGAACAGAACAATAATAATCGTGTAGAACTGACATAAATTACCCTTTCAATATTTCATCAATCGTTGCTTCGCTGTAATCGTGACGATTTGCCATCCCTATTTTTAACACTGGCTTACCATCTTTAAACGTCACCGCAATACGCGGCATTAGCGGAACTCTCGGCGTTTTTCGGTATTCAGGAAAAGTAGACGCATCTCTGCGCTGCATTACCCTGATATTTCCCTTTTTCCACTCTGAGTAACCTCTATTCACGCGAATCTGGACAAACTCACTAAAAGGCCTGGTCTTGTAAATAAACACTTTCATCAGTGTTGTTTTATCAAGTCCACACACCTCCGCAAAGTTCTTTACGCTGATACCTCGATCTTTGTCATTGATTAGCCTCGTAATTTCTTTAAACAAATCTTCTTTAGATAAAATGTTGTTATGCAACGGTTTCATGTTTGACGATCTCAAAAATAAAACTTTTATCTTTTACTTTTTTATCTTCAATTATTAACTCTATCTCAAACACATCACTCTTTGTTACTTGGAATCCAGTTTTCCTAAAAAGAGACACCCACATATTTAAACCCAACACGGAATAATGGTTAGGGTTGTATTCGTGCCCCCTCGGGCAGTCTGGCGCGGGTACTTCAATAAAGGCCGCGCCTCCGTCAATCAAAACACGATTAAAATCATAAAGAGCAAAAAGAGGATAAGGGGAATGCTCAATAGCATGGCGGCACCAAATGTAATCAATAGAGTTATCTTGAACAGGCAAATCCCACATATCCGACAAAACAGCCTTATGTTTCTTGGAAATGCACGCCTCATAATCGTCCGGCGATAATGTAACGCCCACAGAAGCAAGATAGCCTTTATCACGGATAACATCCAAGAAAGTCCCCTGACCGCACCCAATATCCAGAATTTCCGCATCCTTCCTAAGTTCAGCAGGAAAGTATTGTTCGACAATCCTAGGTATTAACTGCGTGTGATAGTTGTTTAACTCCGGTTCTGAATAAACAGTATCCAGCGCCAGCCGCGTGTACTTCTCCAGCTTCTTATGATCCATATAGCCCCACCCTCTTTAAGTAATCACTAACATTCCTACCAATAGATATTTCCTCTGGCGTCTTGTCCTCGTTTGCCTTACTGACTGCCCTTGTTTCGCGCGACATGATAAGTCGCGGTTGTAACTGCTCTGCAAACGCAACCACAGCCAGCGCAGAAGCAATTACGCGATCATCCTTGTTTCTGCCAGGCGCAAGAATACTGCCGCCATCCCGCACGATGGTTTTCATCTCGTCCAGACAATCCATAGAATAAATATTCATCATCTGACGCTCAAAAAAGTCTTTCATGTACGACATCATGCGTTCCTTCGTGCTTTGTGTCGTCATCCAGCCCTTGCTATTAGAAGGCCCAGAAAGGCTGTCGTTGCGCCTCCAAATGTAGTTCTGCATACTGCCTAGCACATCCATCAACCCACGCCCTGAAGCCCCCTCCATCGCAGAAGCCATCCTTCTAAGGTTTGTCAGTTCGTTATATACGGCCTGCCCGGGCCCGTTAATCTCAAGGTTCAGAATAGCGTTTTTGTACGCCCCCGCAAGGTGAGCGATCACCCACGCGAACTGATAGGTATTCAGATCAGAAGTCGCAAACTCGGCCACTTGATCCAAACCATCGGCATAACAACGGTAAACCTGTATGCAGAAGCGATCAGCCCAATCGCTACTACCATAAGCCGGGTCAGCACCAATCACATAATGACCATTATTAACCGGCTCCTCCCATATCTTGAGCGTGGCCAGTCTCTCTGTGCTTTTCAATACTTCCGTGTCCTGAAACAACTGACCAAAAGCATAACGATAAGTCGCGGGCAAATGACGCTTACTTTCTTTGGCTGCGTCTGTACATCTGGCATTGGAAAAGAAAGAAGTCCCCGTCATCACAAAGGCGTAATCCTCCGTGGGCGGAAACTCTTGATACATCAAATCCTCATCCTTGATACCCTCGTGCATTTTCCAGCGCCACCACGCCATCTGTCTTGAATTGATCGTGACGTTGTACAACTTCTTTATATCTTTAACCCAATCCTTTTCCTCCGGCGTCAACCGGCCATCCCAATACACCTTATAAATCTGTCCATCAGGATCAGCAGAATAGAATTGATTTCTCCACCAGCCACAAAAGATAGCAACCTGACTTTTAGAGCGTTTTGCAGTGGTGTACATCTCGTGGAAACTGTTAAACCCTCGAGCCGTACTCTCAAAGATATAAAGACGCTCAGGATTGTTTTCAGCCAGAGAAGCGATCAGCGAAGCCAAGCCCTCCTCATTCTGCCAAGACGCAGCCTCAGTACCATGCAAATAAGTAATCGCCTTACCCTGCCCCAACCGAGCCTTATTCCCCGCCACCTGATAAAACAACCGGCTACGGTTCTTCAGCACCATCTGATTTCTGTTATGAGCAACAAGAGGAATCTTGTATTGTTTCGCCAACCCCTGCATATACATGTCAAGAGTAGAACGGAACATATCCCTATTCTCCTCAGAATCGCTCACAAGCGTTCCCTGCCACCCCGGATGGGTAAACTGCCAGTAAAGGTCTAACGCAAGGCTAATCGTCGTTATACCCAACTGGCGGCCTTTCAGGATCACAAAGAAATGTTTGTCATCCTTCAAACCCTTAGCAATCTCATCCATCACATAAGTCTGAGTCCCCAAGAGTTCATCCATCTTGCGCAACCCCTGCTCTTTTGTCTCAATCCTCAACTGTGAGCAGAAATGATAAAAGTGTTTTAAATTGAATTTAGACATAACTAATCCGTGAAAGGCGGCTGGCCTAAATCCCAGTTCGCAATAGAGTACATAACCCTTTTATCACGAGCGCAACGAAGTAACTCACAAAAGAAAACCTCAGAATACTTGCGCCTCCAATCTTCAACCAGTTTCTTTTTTTCTTCATTGTTATTGCACCTAGAAGCGCGTGTTAACTCATTCTTAAGATTAGCCCTCGTGAGGAACAAATGTTCCTCAACATTCCTCCACGCCTTATTCATCTCATTCTTTTACAAAAACACCAGAAGGCAACAACGTGCCCTTCCTGTCCTTAATCTCATCGTATGCAAGAGAAAGGCACTCCGTAACCCCAATATCACGCAACGCGCAGTAATTGATAAGACACACCAGCACATCCCCTACCGCATCCCTAATCGCGGCCATATCCCCCTTATTCTCAGCATCAGCCAACTCACCCATCTCAGACACAGCCTTCAACAACTGACTCACAGGTTTTGCATTAGGGATGATCTTCCTATCCTCAGCCCACCTGATGATCTTGAGTTCCAAATCCTGATATGTATTTATCATCATCACTCCCTCTTAATTAAACAACTACTTTACGCGCCAAGTTCTCAGCATCCCATTTTCTTCTTCTGTACGGAATACATAGCCTAGTGTCTTTTTGTATCTGCTGTTGGCATTGCTCAAACTGTTCTTCCTATCCAGCGCAGCCAAGAAAGAATCACCTACCTGCATGTGCCTATGCGGCATCTTGCTGTATTTAGTCTTTGACTCATCGTGAGCAGGTACAGGCACATCTTTCTCAATTACATATTCAGACATATTTTAATCCTTAGATTATTAGTAATAATAAACCTATAACAATATAGGTTTTAGAATTATATATTATTTTAAGGATAATAAAAGGTAAAAAAAAACCTGCTACCAACAAAAGCCGGTAACAGGTTTATCACGGGAGGGAGTGATGCTCACAATATAGCACAAAAACTAGAAATTTTTTTGGGGGGAGGAGTGTGGGGGTCACGCCCAAGACGCCCCCCATCGCCCATCCATGCGCCATCTTCCGCGACATTTCCGATCATCGACACCCGACATCAAGCCCATTTCCAACGCAATTCTAAGCGAGTGTAAAGCTCAAATAGGGCAAAAGATGTTACGATGTGTGCCCCTAAATGGCGTGTAATTGATAGAAAATAGCAATCAAAATTGTTATGGGAGTGTGATGGTTGATGACTTCCAGCCCAGTCTCTCTCTCACAATACATTGCTTCTCTCTAATAACAAACAAAACTACTTAACAGACTACCTATATATAATATATATACTAGATTTAGTTACTAGAGGCGGAGCATTAGAACTAGATCGCGCAACAACAAAAACAACAAACTAAATAAAATAAATTCTAAAAAAGCATTGACAACTAAAATCCTAATTGCTATTATTTAGTCACTGATTAATTATAATCAGCAACCAAATAGGAGTCAGTGACTATGCAATCAACTTCCCTAAACATCAACGCTCGCATCAACAACAACGGCCTGAACCAAATTTCATCCTCTTTGGGGCAGTTCCACAAGCTCGGCCAAGAACACTTCACTGAATCCATGCTGCACGCATGGGCTGCAGAAGCCGAAGAATCATTCGACAACGGCAATGGTATGTGCTTCGAGATAAAGAGCTGGGATAGTGTCTCCGGCCACACCGAAGTGGTCACCATCACGGCTGATGGATTCGACATCGAAACCATGAATGACGAATAAGAGCAACTAAAAAGGAGTCAGTGACTATGCAAGCAATTTCCCTAAACATCGAAGCTTCAACATTTTCCGCAGTCAGCCTTTTCTCTGCAAAAAAAGATATTCTCTATTATCTAAACGGCGTGATGGTTGAAACATGCGAGAAAGGCGCCTACTTGGTGGCCACAAATGGCCATGTATTATGCGTGCATCAAATCGACGATATACCACGGCCGGATTGTCAGATCATCATTTCTAATGCTACTGCCGAGCAAATAGCAAAAAAGAAAAAAGGCACACTCACGATTCATCTTGGCGACAAATTCGGGAAATACTCCGGCGAATTACGCAAAATAGAAATTGTCGATCCTTCAGGCTCATCCATGCTCACAAACGAACAAGAGGGCATTTTTCCCGATTGGCGCAGGGTAGCAAAGCATGAAACAAACCTTGAAAACCATACATTCTATGACCCTGATTATGTGGCGATGATAGACAAAGCCGGCAAGATCATTAAAGGAAGTAAGGAAACCACTTTCATCATGCCCGGACAAGAGTCAGGGTGCGGGTTTGCGGTTCTTGACTACGACGGCAAAACGTGTGTGTGGGTTATGCCTATGCGAACCGAAAACGTAGAAGCATCTAAGGTTTTGCCATCTATTACAATCTAATCAACAGCCCCGAAAGGGGCTATTTAGGGAGTCCGTGACTATGAAAGAATACGAATCGAAACTAATAGACTATGCCTTCGAGGTTTTCCGTGACGAAGGAAGGGATGAATTGCATCAATGGGTAATTCAGCAAAGATGCATTTTGCAGACAATCTACAACAAAGAAAAATTTAAAGAATTTTGCGATGAGTTTAATAGTATCGTGGGAAATGTAACTGGAATTTATTTTTAAATTCACCACGGGGACAACGCGCTCCGTACTTTAACAGTCTGGAAGGTATGTTATGGGTAAAAAATCGACACAGGGAACAAGGCTTGTAGAAAAATTCAGAGTTAACGACACTGTTTATTTCCCGAACGGCAAAAGTTATGTAATTCAAGACTGTTACAGGACATCCATAGGTCAAATTCGCCACGTAACGGAATCGGGTTGTTGGCATTGGGAACCTGGCACGCACCTACACGCGCAAAAACCACAGGGGGACACAAAATGAAAAAAGAGGACAACGGAGACCATATTCTCGTCAGTCTGTTTATTTGTTTTTTAGTGGGTGGTTTGCTTGCAACATTTTTGTTGGCTTTTTTCGACGTACTTTTTAAGTAGGGTGAGAAAATGGACAAAGCATTAAAAAAGGCTCTGGACGACGTACTCGATTACGACTGGATCTGTGGCGGTGTTAAAACCGTTTTACAGACGTTTTCTGGCAAGGATGATGCAATCATCCACCTAAGCAAGGAAAACGCCACTGGGCGCGTTTACAGCGTTTCTTACGTGCCTGAGAAGGGATTTTGCGCGGAGTGGTGCAGCGCAAAGACCATAACATCAATAAAACCTTTATTGCGTGAGATGGATCGTCAAGAAAAGGAAAGGTTTGCAAAATGACGGATGAGGATTTTATTCAGCTGCTATTGATACAACAGCAAAGCGAAGAAAGAGAAAGAGTAAACATTATGGTTCGGTCTATATTGTTTTTCTTCTCTGTTTTTTTCGGCACTTTCTTGTTTTTGTTTATAAACCATTTGATTTAGTAAATTTTGTCTGATATGCTGATCTTCGTTGATTCTGGGAGATCAGCAAATTAAAAGGTGTTTACACATGCGATCCTTATCCGCTTGTCGGATTCTTCCAGATGGATCGCAGTTGTAAACATCTTTTTTTTTGTCCTTCTGAATTAACCGCCCACTCTGTCGGGGAAACCAACGGCAGGGAGTGGGGGAGACCGTTACTGTGGGGCAGCTTTGAGATAACGGGATAGGTGGCGAAGATAGTGCCTATAAGCGAAAGACTGTCGGGTTATGTGCGGCTCCGTCCAGCATAAGAAGGAACCTAATCATTCTTGATGAGGATGGCTAGGTTTTTGCTCACCATCCAGCATGTTATGTTAGTACACTTCGAATGTTAGTTCTCATGGGTTTGTTATGTATGCTTCAGTTTATTTATTTATCTGTTTTATTTTTATTATTTATAATCTTTTAGAATCTTATAATTTTTAAATATTTATAATTTTAGATTTTTAGTGTAATATCTAGTTGTCAGTGCAACGCTGGCAATTAAAGAAAACTTTAGAGGAGTCCGTGACTATGAAACTCTGCATTAACTGCGCCCACCACAAAAAGATGCAATACGTACAGGATGATGCGTACTGCTACCAGCCTCAAGTAGTAAAACTCTCACTTATCGACGGAAAACCCATAGCAGGATTGTGTTCCATTGTCAGGAACAGAGGCATTTGCGGGATTGAAGGCGATTTATTTCTTCAAAAAATTACAGAAAAAAAGGAGCATGACGATGGCTGCGCTTTCTAACGACTTTGCACCAGAGGTGCGCAATTCTGCATGGTGGTCTGGTGATTCTCGCAAGGCGGCTAATGGCAAAGCGAATGAAGTAATTCTTCAAAAGATTGGAATTTTGCCTGTTAAAGATATTTCACACATAGAAGCCGTGAGAATGGGCCATGTTATGGAACCCGTTATTGGCAGGCTTGCTCAGGAAAGACTAGGGGTAGAACTTCACAAGGTTGAGGAATCGTTAACGCATAAAAAGCATGATTGGCTGCGGTCGCACTTTGATTTTGTGGGCGTGCAAAACGATAAAACGATTCTCGTGGAAGCCAAGAATTACTCGATGAAGGTGCGCAATAAATTTGAGGATGGAATCATACCGGCATCTGATATGGCGCAGCTTATCCACGAATCAGCAGTGTATGGCGTCGATACTATTTACCTTGCCGTTTTGTTTGGTGGCCAAGAGTTCTATTTGCAAGAATTCAATATTGACGAAATAAGCAAGGATGATCTGATTAAGCAGATGGCAGAGTATTGGTCTTATGTTGTCTCTAAAAATCCTTTTCATCCTGAAGATACGGAACAAATGCGTATGACGTTCCCGCGCGGTGAGGATTCGACTGTAACGGCCAATAAATCCATCGAGCTTGCCTGCGAATACCTGAAAGCCACTAAAAAGAAGATTGCAGAATTAGAGAAAGAAGAAGAAAGGCTCTCTCTTATTGTAATGGATGCAATGCAAAAAGCGAATGTTTTGCAGTCAGTATCAGGCGAGGTTCTGGCCACATGGAAAAACGCTAAAAGCAGTCAAAAATTTGATTCCAAGTTATTCCAAGAAGCCATGCCTGATATTTATAAACAATTCATGCGTGAAGTTGATGGGTCGCGTCGTTTTTTAATCAAGTGAGGGAAATATGTCTAATTTAATTCCAGTGGAGCAGGTTCAAACCATGGCCGTAGCCGTGGCAAAAAGTGGTTTATTTGGCGTCAAAACAGCAGATCAGGCGTTGGCGCTTATGTTGATTGCTCAAGCTGAAGGGATGCATCCGGCGATTGCCGCACGCGATTATCACGTGATCCAAGGGCGTCCAGCATTGAAAGCTGATGCAATGATGGCCAGGTTTCAATCAGCAGGCGGACGAGTGGAGTGGAAAACATATACAGATGAGTCCGTTGTCGGTGTTTTCTCTCACCCACAGGGCGGGAGCGTGGAAATCAAGTGGGATATGGATATGGCCCGAAAGATCGGTTTTGCCCACAAGGATAACTGGAAGAATTTTCCGAGGGCGATGATGCGTGCCAGATGCATATCAGAGGGAATCAGGACTGTTTACCCTGGATGCGTGTGCGGTATTTACACGCCAGAAGAAGTGCAGGATTTTGACGTTAAACCTGAGCGCGTGGAAAAGGATATGGGGCAGGCAGAAACAGTAAAGAAACCGGCATTTGAGATTCCCGAGGATGATTTGGGAGAGTATGCACTCTATTTGCCGAACTCAGAAACACCTTACGCGCATTACCAAACACAGGCAGATTGGCGGGAAGGTTATCTAGCGCTGATAACTAAAGTGGTCGGCAGCAAGAAATTGGACGCGGCAGAGAAAAGCGAAAAGATTAACTCGATGTGGGAACGCAATATTGATTTTATAGACACTTTCAAAGCCATAGATACCACGAAGTTCAGGACTGAAATCATCAATCTAAGCGGAGAATTATCAATCACATTGAAAAGGAACCCGAAAGAACTAGAAACAATCGTTACGGAGGGAAACGAAGAAAACGACGCAATAGAGATGGAAATCTAATATTTGCGTCTGAAAACAGAAACATAAGGCTGCATGGTTTGAAATTATTAAGAATTGACATTAAAACATTTGAGAGGATAAAAAAATGACCATCGTAACCGACAAAATCGTAATCAATAACATTGAATATGTGCGTGCTGATCTGGCCGCACAACCAAAACCATCAGGTAATCGTGCCGTTGTCGTTGTGGATCGTGGCTGGATTTTCGCAGGTGACATCGATCGAAAGCACGGTCGAATCTATCTTTCCCGCGTTGTGTGGGTTTTCTCGTGGGAATCTATTGGATTTAACGGCGTGATCGCCGACCCGAAAGACAAAAAAGCAAACCTGAAATCTATCGCTGATCTTGACCTGCCGGAAGCATCCGAGATTTTCTGTGTGCCAGTTGATGCAGATTGGGGATTGTAAAACTAGGGGCGAAAGCCCCTATTTAATATCGGGAGAAAAGAATGAATAAATTGTTACCTGTTGGGAATGGGTATGGGTATGGGTATGGGTATTGGTATGGGTATGGGTATGGGTATGGGTATGGGAATTGGTATGGGAATGGGTATGGGTATGGGTATGGGTATGGGTATGGGTATGGGTATGGGAATGGGTATGGGAATTGGTATGGGTATGGGAATGGGTATGGGTATGAAACGATAGAGCTAAACAGTAAATTCAATTCAACAATCAAGGAGAGAGCAAAATGACAAAGCACATAGAAAGAGCAGGATCGGGCGTTATGTATTGGGAACCACAGGAAACAAGGAAGTCACCTAAAGCGCCTGACTTTAAAGGTTTTATTGTTTTGGAGTGCGATTACAAAGCAGGAGAGAAACTGCGCGTGGCGGCGTGGCAACATCCTACAAGCCAAGGAACTACGCTGTTATCGTTAAAGGAAGATAACTATTCCAAGAAAAAGAAAATGGAGGAAGAAGCGTATGCAAATGCGCCCAAAGAGGTTCACCGTGGCTACATGAAGAACGGCAAGGTTACAAGTTATGACGATGACGTTCCATTCTAAAACATGCACAAAATGCAGCATAAGTAAGCCGTTGACGGGATACAGGAAACATCCTGACGGCTCACAAATGAACTATTGCATCGAGTGTCATTTAAAGAAAAGGAGGGAACAGCACGCGAAAAACAAGGATTCAGTGAACCAGGCAAGGCGCAATGCTTATGCTGAAAACAAAAACGGAATTAAAGATTGGCATCTTAAATACAGGCGGGATCGCTACCAAAGAATCGGCAGAGAACGGCTAAAACAATGGGAGGCTGCAAACAAAGAAAAGTTAAAGCTGGCGCATAGAAATAAGCAGGCGAGGTATAGAGAATGGATGACAGATTCTTATATTAAAAAGATTTTGTCACAACACAATAACAGCATTGCAAAAGCAGAATACCCTCAAGAGTTGATCGAGGTTAAGCGTTTGCAGTTGATGATAGAAAGGCTTTGCAATGAGAAACGTAAGAGAGTTACGTAGTGAGTTGTCTGCTATTTTCGATCAATTAAAAAATGGGGAGATACAAGCGAAAGATGCAGCAGAGTTGGCAAACCTTGCGGGGAAAATGATAAACAGTGCAAAAGTTCAAGTTGAATATTATTCTCTAAGGAAGGAAACTCCGAATATAAATTTCTTAGCTGACGATCAAGGATGATATGAAAGATGATATTCCGCAGCACTTTATAGACATAACCAATGCCTTATCAGATTACTGCAAAGATTTAACGTATGAAGGCTATGGGCAGGACGTAATTGTTTGCAGCATGTTGTACGTGGCAGGCCAGCTAATGCCGGAAATCGGCCAGGCTGTCAAAGAGAGCCAGACAATCGGAGAGTTCTATCCCCCGATTATGTTTGGATACGCTGACGCAGTTCGCAAGAAAATTGACATGAAGCTGAACTGATGACACCTACCCAACGAAGCCTTCAGTACTTACGTGAGCAAGGTTATCATTGCTCGATTGTTGAGAAGTGGAACCCGCACGCGAGGATAAGGCAGGATTTGTGGGGGTGGTGCGATATTTTGGCAATCAAGAAAAATGAAGTGTTAGCAGTACAAGTAACAGCCGCCGGAGTTGCAGCAAGGATCAAAAAGATTCAGGAGTCAGAAACATTAGGCCTTGTGCGTGACGCTGGAATCAGAATTGAGGTACACGGCTGGCGTAAGAACTCATCAGGTAAGTATGTGATGAGGATCGAGGACATTTCTTAGTCGAGGCGAAGGAAAAATGAAAGCAAACATTTTTATAGCAACACCAATGTATGGCGGCCAGTGCACCGGACATTACACGCAAAGCCTACTGCAAACAGTCGGCATATTAAAAGACGCTGATATTGGCATGAGATTTTGCGCCATGTTTAATGAGTCTCTCGTGCAGCGTGCGAGAAACGCATTAACCCTGCAATTCTTGAAAAGCGAAGCGACGCATTTAATGTTTATTGATGCAGATATTCATTTCAACCCGCACGATATTGTGAAAATGGTTGAAGCTGACAAAGAGATCATTTGCGGCATATATCCCAAAAAGGAAATTAACTGGCCGATGGTAGAGCGTGCAGTACAAAACGGCGTGCCAGCAGATCAATTAAAACACTATACGGGATCGTTTGTAGTCAACCTGGCTGACCAAACAAGCAGCGTTACAGTGCCAATCAATGAACCTGTTGAAATCTGGAACGGTGGTACAGGATTCATGCTTATCAAGCGCGAAGTATTCCAAAATCTGGAAGAAAAGGTTAATAGCTACGTTAATGATGTGATTGACGTTTCAGGAACGATGAAGCGAGATCGTATCTATGAATATTTCCCTGTATTCATAGAAAAACAATCAGAGCGCCTTTTGTCGGAGGATTATGCCTTCTGCAAAATAGCGAGAGAAAACGGCATCAAGGTATGGGCTGCGCCATGGGCTAGATTAGGGCACATGGGTAGTTATTTGTTTGAGGGTGGATTACTTCCAGCGCCATAAAAAAAAGCGCCTACAAAGGCGCTTAATTATCTGCAACCCCACCGACGCCTTGCCGCCTTTCCTCTTTCGCCTTTCCAGCTTTTACTGCGGGCACAAAATGACTTATGGCGAGGGTTTTTAGGGTCTTTTGTTGGCGCTTGCAGGTTATGTCCGGCTCTCTTGGCTTTCGCTCTGCCTTTAGCGGTCAAACCTGCGCCTTTGCTTACAGGCAGTTTCTCGCCTCTGCCTACTGATAAGTTTGGGAATTTCTTGCTCATTTTGCGGCCACACCATTTATTTTTTCGATAGTACGCAAACCACCTATGCCGAGCATACCCATCAAAACTGGCATCATTTCAGACAAGTCAGCAGGCGCAAGGTCGAGTGTATGCCCAAAATAAGCAGATGCAAACAACGCTATCTTTAGGCCAATCCAGTTCCAAGCGCACGCAGTACCGCAAACCCATCCGATGAATGGACGCCAACCGCTAACAAATACGCTGGTACTCGCTGCCTCAATCTTATTGATTTCAAGCTGTCCGGCAATCTGTTGTAGTTCGCCGGACTGTTGAAGTTTAAATAACTCAAACTTGGCACTTGCGGCCTGAGCAGGGTCAGGCCAAATTCTGTCAATAACTTTGCCGCCAATGTCGAGTAAAGCAGTAACAGGATCAAGCGCCATTTTGTCACCTTTTATGCTTGTGCTTCTGTCCAAGAAATACGAACCTGAACGTTTGCAGAACCGCTGCCAATATTAGTGGCAGTGATTACAACAACATCAGGGCCATCAGGATAAAGGTTGCTTTGTGTTGTTGGCACATTGTTGTTAGTACCACCGCCAAGAATTGAGTTGCCAATATCTCTAATGGCTGTCAGGTCATAAGTTGTCAATGTGGGGTTTGTAGAGCCGCCTGCGTTATTAGTAAAAAACCCAAGCATGACTTCGCCGCCGGTTGTTGTTACGCCTGCGCTATGCAAGCAAATTTGCGACAAAGAAGAACCGCCAGCAGCAGTAAATGAACCACTCGAAACAGTTGGATTCAAAAGTAAATTGATCCTAAATTGACCAGTTGATAATGCGTCAATCGTAGTCAATTTAAGCTGCATCCTGTTTAGAATCTCTCTAACGCCAAGTGTTCCAGTGATGCCGCTGTCTACGGATGGAGACAGACGAATTGATAAGAGCGCATTTGTCGTGCCAGAAGAGATCGAAGTAGTAGACGTCATGCCAGCATTAAATTGCAGGGATGCGTCATTATCAAAGCCGCCATCCATAATGACAGAGCAGCCCCAGTGAGATACTGGCGCAGATGGAGCAGGTAAGGCCAGCTCTACCGCTTGTGGTGCGGTCGCGCTATATGTGAACGTTGTAGCAGCACTGCCGCCGGTTGCGCCTCGCGTCAGTCCTGTAAACGTTGTTGCTGTTTTTCCCGTGTAAGTGATGTATTCAATCGTGCCAGTATTGCCGCTGCCAACAACACGAATGGTGCCGGATGATGGGAAATTACTTGTGTCAATGACAGAAATAGTTGTATCACCGCTGTTTAGTGTCGCGCTAAGTGTTGTGTATGGATGAATTGTATTTGATTCATAGTGAGCAGGCAAATTCCCCGATCTCATCCATGCTTCATAATTTGTATTGTTGTTTTGTAGTTTGTGGCAATACTTTATATCGCCTAAATTAGTTCTAAAACCCCAACGAATCGCGCCAGCACCGTACCAAGAATAGTCTATGTAAAACATCTGCATTTTGGTAAGGTCAACGTTGTAACCCGATGGGCCTGAACCGTCGCACTTATCAATATTCCAAGATGATTGAGGAACTCTTAAATCAGTGGTTTTGCTCGGAACAATATTACTCGCTGTTGCGCCTTTGTATTCAGGAACAATCAGCATTGCTGTCTGGCTTGTGATTGATTGCACGCGATAAGAACCGCCTCGGATGACAATAAAATCACCAGGAACTAATTGATTGGCAAAAAATGTATTTGTTCCAGTTATAGCATTGCTACCGTTTGTTGCTGAAATCGTTCCAGATAATTGATAAGTGCTGAACCTTCTTACCGCATACAAGGTTTGACCGTCATACTCAAAAAATGCACCGTTTTGTTGGTCAAACATACCAATTCTGACAGTGCCGCCACTCCACGATGTAGGGTTACAAAATATCGGGAACCCAGTTGCAGGTGAAACAGTCGGCGCATTATTTACGACAAAAGTAAAAGTAGTATCTGTTGGCGTCGTGGCCACCGTCCAAGTGCCGTTATATTGAGATTGAGTCGCGCCAGACACCAATATGCCAACACCGGCCACCAAGTTGTGTGGATACTTTGTAGTCGCTGTTACAGTCGTCCCTGATGCGGTTAAGCTGTCCACGTTGACGTTAGGCTTTACGCTCGTTCCGGTAGAAAACTGGACACCTTTACCAGATTGGTAACGGAAATAACGGCGAGTTTGCCGGATCATTTGCGAGCCAGGCGCAGCAGCACCAGCCGTAAATTGAACGCCACCGTCGAAAGCTCGATGAATAGAAGCGCCGTTTGGCCGAGCATAAAGAGATGCAGTTGCACCGCCAGCAGCAGTAATAGTGCCCGTAGGCGCATTAACTACCGTGAAGGTGAAAGTGTTTGCGGTAGGTACTGTGGCCACCACCCACGATCCATTAGGCGGGTTTGTTGTGGCTGTTGTTCCAACAACATAAATTGGATTACCTACGCTCAAACCATGCGCGTAAGTTGTGGTTCCCGTTACCGTTGTGCCTGTGTTTGTAAAAGCTGCGCCAGCGGAAGCAGAAACGGTAATAAAAGAACCTGTATAAAAACTTGCAGAAAACACATACGTTTTAGACGAGTTATAAACCGATCCATTAGCAACGTTTCCTTTTGCAACATAAGTGAAGTTAACGCCAGCAGAAACAGTATCCACCAGATACCACCCGTTAGCATTGTTGTCCGTTGTTTCTTGAATATAAACAGGAGTACCAACAGCAGGAGGAGAAGCAGTTAGAACGGTTACCACCCTTGTCGTGCCTGTGCCGGTAACGTCAGTAATTGTTAGCGGCGATGTAGGGTTGTAAAAAGCAGTCGGGCGATTATTGATGAGGTTCACAAATTCCCATTTTGTGGGCTGCAAACCATATTCAAAATCTGTATCTGTTAATGCGCGAGGCGTACTGACGCGCATTTTACCGACTGGATCGTTTAATTCTTCTTTGGGTTGTATCTGAATGAAATCTGGCATGGCTATTCCTTAGTAGACTTTTTTATCTTTAACGGTTGTTGGGCTTTCTTTCCTGCCCATGTAATCGTTGGGCTTGTCTTTAAAGCTCCAAACCGCCTGAAACTGTCTTACAGGAACCTTATGCTCCATGCCATGCTTGCAGATGGTTTTTATCTCATCAATCTGTGGTTTCGGATTCTTGCTCATGTTTTATGCCCTTTTCCTTGTAAGGCTTCAGTAATAAATAAGTGAAACAAACGAAAATTGCTAAGGTTCCAACCCTCTCAATAGCTGGCTGATACATAGAAAAACAAGCCAATCCGCACGCCATTGATAAAGCAATAACAATAATGAGTCGTTCTGTAATGACTGACAATGCCAGCCTTAATAGTTTTACTGGTTCCATTTTTTAGCCTCGTTAAAAATTAGATACTATCACTTCTCATCATCATCATCGCTTTCAAAAAAGCCACTGCCCCACTCATCCTCATCAGCTTTTTGTTTTAATGCTTCCAGCTTCAATGCTCGATCAACAACCTTCATTTTGTCGGTTATTGTTGCTTGAGGGTCAACCATCACTTGCGACATCAAATTGTTAATAAAATCCTCAAGGTCAGGATTGATGCCTTTTGATCTTTTGCTCATCTCTTAGCCTTGCGTTTATATTTTCTTGCAGAGGATAAAGAAGCCGCCACCGCTTGTTTTTGAGGATAGCCTTCTCTCATCATTTTGCGAATGTTTTTGCTAACTGTTTTTTTGCTTGATCCTTTAGATAGCGGCATAGTTAATCCTTTGCTTTTTGAATAGCTTTCTCCGCTGATGGCGCTTGCTCTGATGCCCATTTTTGGATTGATCTTGCAGTTTTTGATCTTAATGCTGGAACTACTGGAATCGCTGTTCCTAATATGCTTGATAAAGAAGTTTTGCTAGGAATCGCCAAATTTTCAACAACCCTTCCAATTTCTTTAGAAGCAGAAGGCTCCCAAAGTGCCGCTAGTTTTGTTTCATATCCAATTTGGCCTAACATATCAATTTCAGAAGGTTCCCTTCTAAAAAAACTTCTGTCGTTTTTTAACATGTCCCCCATTCTTTGCAAACTCGTATTTCCTTGACGTATCCCGCCTTGTTTATATAAATCTTCAAGGATTATCGTTGCTCTGTATTGAGGTCTAATTTTTCCTAATATTGCGGCGACATCTTTGTGATTCCTTTGAATAGAGGAATCTATAACGTCAATCAAATTGTAAATTTCTCTAGCGTCGCCAGAACCTGATCTTCTTGCTCTATCGGTAAGAGCATTTCTTAATTTTTGTAAATATTCGCCTTGTATTCCAAACGTATTTGGCGCTGCGCCTTCTCTTTTTGAAAGTCTATTAAAATTATTGATTATGTTCTGAGTTGCTTCATAAACAGGCGTTGTCCCCGCAAAAGATGGCAACTTAGTCTCCAATTCGTTTATCATGTTTATTGCGTTTACAGCGTCTTTGTCAATGTTAAAAACTTTTCCTTTATATACATTGTCAAATTTTTTTCCAAGGTCTTTAAACCGGTCGCCAATAAACGTATGATCTATATTTTTTACTTCTTCTCCTGTTTCCCTAGTTACCAATCTATTAGCTAATTCTTGATTAGATTTGGCCTCAAATGTTGCCCCGCGTTGAGATATTGGCTCAACAGACCTTAATTGGGCAGGAGAATATTTAAATCCTCTATCTTCGCCAAGTTTTGATAAACGTTGTATTGCTGGCGTTGTTTCCCCTAAAATCCCTCTTGCTGCTGCTTTTGCTGGTGTTGTTATTACTTTTCCCGCTGTCTCCCCTGCGGCTTTAACCGCAGAAGGCAATTCTTTTGCGGCAGCAATACCGGCTTTGGCTACTCCAGGTGCAGCACGCAAAGCAGCACCGGCAAATGGAACGCCGACAATAGCGCCCATTTCCCTACCAAATTTTTCACCTTCTGTTTTTGGCTTCCCAAACAGTAATTCTTGAGTGCGTTCTACCGTTGGCAAAAAAGATTCTTTGCTTACTGGCGCACCTGCGGCTCTAAGTCCGGCGCGTCCTAAGGATTCAACTTCACCAGCCAACCCAAGAGGAATAGAAACAGCGCCTTTTGCATATCCACCCGCAAAACCTTTAGGTGCAGTTCCACTAACCATTTCTTGCGTACCCTCACCGGCATACGCTCCCATAGGGTCGTAGATTGCCTGTGCTTTTTTCTCTTTTGGTGTAGGCTCAAATTGTCCACTTTCCCACTGTTTTTTAAGATATTGTCTGGCCTGCTCTCTGCTATGGCCTTCAGGAGCATCAACAATTACATCTTCATAATCAGGTGATTGAAATGTGTATTTAGCCATGATTTATCATTGAGTATAAGGGAACTCTTTTTGTGGTTGCGCTTCAGGTTTGGGTTGAGGTTTATTACTTTTAATACTATAACCAGCGAACTCATCTTTTGTGATAGCAGGTTTAGAAACAGGCTTATAACCTGCCAATTCGACCGCTTTATTTAATTGGTCTACTGTTGCAAGTGATCTAGCGCCTGCATATAAACTATTTTTCCTATCTTCCAGTAACTTATTAAACGCAGATGCAGTGTACGCTTTGGGATCAAGAATTGGGCCTAACATCCTGATTGTATAAACCGCTGGCCTACCCCCTGTTGCTGCTTTTTCTATTTCAAAAGCAACCAGAGCAGCATTTTTCAAAAATATTGCCGTTTCTTCTGGCGCTGACAATTTTTTTGCGGTTTTATCTATTTCTGAAAAAAGTTCATCGGGTGATAATTCTTTTTTTGTTTCAAATAAACTCATTAGTTTTGTTGCCAGTGGAGAACCCATGGCTTTTAAACCAGTCAAAACTTTTTCGTCTTTTAACTGATCTTGCAAATTACTTACAGCATGCAAAGCAGAAACAGTATTATCAAGTTTGTCCAATTCTTTGCCCTCTGCGGATATTCCTAACTTTTGATAATATCCAGCGCGTCCAGTAAGTCCTCCTTCTGCCTCAGCTTTCCTGCTCTCTCTTGCTTGTTGGAGAGTATCTCTTAACAGAATATGCTCTACTGTTTTTTGTTCTTTTTGTTTCGCGGCAATTAAAGAATCCAAAGATTTTATCCGCGCTTGTTCCTGCTTTATTTGCGCGTCTAACCCGATCCTGTTTAGGTTTTGCTTTACAAAATCTGCGCCTTGCCGAGAAAGCTCAGACTCTAATTCATGCTTTGCTCTTGTGGAATCAACGGATGCCAGCTTTGCCTTTTCTTTTAATGTTTCCAAAAGAGTCGCGTGCTTTTCTTTTAACAGGCGCAAATTAGATTCAAACGCTGACTTTTCGTTTTTAAAACGCTCAATATCGCCAGATTTAGAACCTTCTAACATGCCATTCATTGCGGCCATGGCTTGCATTGCGTTGCCTTTGCCGCCAGCACCGATAGCAAACCCAAGAGCACCAATTAAAGAAAACAACATTGCATTTTCTTGAATACTTCTTTGTGTTGGCTGGAAATATGTTTCTGATAACTTTTTGTGATACTCGTCAGATTCACGCAAAGCATCAGCCATTTTTTCATATTCGGTTTTTGATAACTCAGCAAGTTTGGATTCTTTCTCCGCTTGCTGTCTTAATGCAAATTCCTCTTTTGCGCCTGAGTATTCTTGTTGCTGTTTAGACAAGCCAGAAAGCCTTTGCATCGCTTCTTCGCGTTGATCCTCATCACTTTTTGCTGGTGCCGCAGTTGTTTGAGGTTGTGATTGTGCAGACGCAAACGTAGGAGAAGGAGGCGGTATCTTCTCTTTAGGCGAAAATGGAGTACCAGCAGGCAAAGGCGCGCCTTTACCAGATAGCATTGGCAAAGCAGGAAGCGTTGTTTGTAACGCATCTTGAAGTTCTGGCGGCATTTTTGATTCCCTTTTTTACTCAATTTATTGCGGTGTGCCTTGTGTTGTTTCTGGCTGTGTAGGTTGCAACACGTTTTTAAATAGATTGTTCATAAAATTAGAAGTCAATCCGCTAACATATTGATCTGATTGCATACCTGATTTAATCGCACCTAATGCAATTTGGTCACCAATGTTAGTTAATTTTAATGCGTAATCCATTTGATTTTGCAATAACTGTTGCCTGAATCTTTCCATCGACATCTGCGCTTGCATTGCGCCAACGCCGCCGCGTTGCTGTACTTGCTGTGCAGATTGCGCCCTTGCCGCCTCTAATGCTTGCTGTGATACCGGAGTTAATTGCCCTGCTTGCGTTTGCGCCTGTAATTGCCTTCCCATTTGTTGATATGGGGACGCAATTTGCTGTTGCTCTGCTTTTGTCTGTGCTGCTTGCTGCGCTGCTTTCCTGCCCATCAATGCAGCGGGTATTGTTTGCAATCCTGCCAATCCAAGTTTTTGCAATGTCGATGACCCCAATAATTCCTGTAAACCTTTTTGCTTCGGAACTTCTGTCGGTATTGCTGCTTCTTGCCTTGCAAGTCTTGCTTCTTCTGCCGCGTATTCACCAGTCGGAGTAACGCCACCTGCATACGCTTGCATTTCAGGTTGGTACGGCGCAGCACCTAACCTTGCTGTCTCTGCCTGCGTTTGATCCATTGCCGGTTGCGCGGCTTGCTCAAAAGGATACCCGCCATAAGTGTCTTGATATTGATAAGCATCGGAACCGGACGTATCTTGAACTGGATACGTTTGGGCAGTATCAGCAGCCGCCTGTTGCTGCGGCTCATCCCCAAAGTCAGTAGGAATAGACTGGCCTTCATCTGGCATATCATCGCTATTGTAAAACTCAGGCAAACCCGTATCAGGGTTGATGGTACCGCTACCGCCGCGCTTCTTTAATAATGCCGCTTCTTTAGGTGTGATATGCGCTAAAATCGTGTCCCCATAGCGCCCTTTGCTTTGCAATAAAGCGGCTATATTCTTCGCGCTAACGCCAGGCTTTACTAATTTCGTTAATTGTTTTGCCATATCATGCCCCTAATGCATCCTTCAATCTTAATGAAGCCTCATTCCATACTTGCTGGCGAGGCTTTCCAGTTGCTTGAGGTTCTATTTCTCCCGCCCCACGGAACGCACCTAAGCCAGTTGTCCCCACTGTTCTTACTTGTGTTGCAACATCCGGTGATAGCACTGTTGATGTTTTGGATGGATATACACCAGAAATTCCAGAAGGTTTTAGCAATTCTGACAAGCCGCCTCTCACCAATCCTTTAACTGTTTTATCGGTTCCAGTATCAAAGTATTTGGAATAATCGACATCCTTACCTTCTTTAAACTTTTTAGCAAATGCCTCATCTGTTGCATATTCTGATTCGGGTGCTTTGCTCTCTGTGTCTTGAATAGTTCCTACATCTGGAAACTCTGATTCATCAGTTGGTGGTAATTGTTGCTGCGTCGTTTTTTCGCTTGGTGGTGGCGGCGCTTCTTCTATATCCGCTGCCGTTTGTCCCGCGAATTCCGCCGCTGATTCGATACCCGCTGACTGCAATCCAGCTTTTAACGCATCCTCAAAACTTTTTCCGCTAGACAAAGCCTTCGTCACCGCGCTTGCTGCGGCTCCTGATGCGCTGGACGCTATCTTTACAATATCGTCGCTCCATCCCGCCGCCTTCCCCGCTTCCTTGGCGTATCCACCTGCCATGCCTGATACTTGACCGGATACATAAGAAGTGGCGGCAGACTTTGCAATGTCGTTAAGGTCGCCACCATTAGCAGCAGTTACCATTGCAGACGCGATAGGCTCAGGAATACCAGCGGCCTCAAGCGCCATTGTCTCCAAAGTAGGCAAAGGGTTTTCAATAAAGCCTGTTATCTTTTTCTCGATAACATCGCCAGCTTTCTCCGTTACCTTGCTAACCACATCCATTACTGAATCAACAACGCCGCCCATTAAATCACCTGTATCTGTAATTTGTACTGCACATTGCCATCAGCAGAAGGCATCTGGCTCACTGAAACTGGAATATCAGCCATTTGCAACAATCTCATAATTTGAGGGTTATTTGTCCTCGTAATTATTTGCCTTATGTTTGATTTTTTCAGCGCATTATTAAAACTTTTGACGCTTTTCAACAACACATTAGGGTTATCCAGAGTTGATAAATGTGCCTCAATAACACCTGGCTGAATTATTTTATAAACAAGCAAACTATTGTTTGCTCTCATGATCCGCATAGAGTTATTATTTATTTGCTGACGCAACGCAGAATAAACGGCTTTCCAATTACCACCTGATTTTTCAGTGTCCCGCTTTAGAATCTCGTTCGTCGGCACCTCTTTAGGTTTTGCCTCTTGCTGCATTGCAGCAAACACATTTTTTTCATCCATTGGAAATACCTAACGCGGAAATGATTTGTTGGTGTATGTTCAAGTGGATACTCAACCAGTCGTAGAAATCATCCTCTACGTTCCAGTCGGAATCCAATAAATCAAAAGGGTTATCTAATCCTAAAGCTGATGCAATGGCCTGATGCTCTTGATTGTGCACAAAAAGCCAATCATCCAAGTTCGATGGATCGGCATCAATCAATGGAAACTTTGGGGAATAAACGCCTTTTTCGGCCAAAATGTCATGGAAAAGCTGGTGCTGCATCCCGTTTTCAAACAAAAATTCTCCCAATCCGTCTACATCACCAAATTTGACGTATGAAAGAGAATCCAAGTTCATGTTAAGTTTCGCCTAATAAGTTTTTCGCAATTCTTCGCGCCCAACCTTTGGAAAATGAATTCCAGTTCGTCAAGTTGGTCATAAATTCCAGCCTTGCGCCATTAAACCTAGCGGTTAATTTATCTGCACTTGAACCATTCAATGCCATGAGTGTATTTTTTCCCAAAATACCATCCTCATCAGCAAAAACAGCTTTTTGCAGTGTTTTAATGGCTTGCTTCACGCCGCTGTTAACCGCCATATCAAATAGATCAAATTTGATGCAATCAGGCACAGCATCACATCCAGCAGCACCCCAATAATCACGCAAATAGATTTGCTTTGCTCGATCTAGCGTCAAGTTTTTAATGTCCTCAGCCGGATATGCTCTTTTGCTGATCCCGTATTTTGTTTCTCCACCTGGATCGGCTGGATTGTTCACATACCCGCCTTCATTGCCAATCAATTTGACAAAAGCGGCATCAAAGTCCACAGAAAAATCTCCAAAACAAGTAAGGCAAAATCATCCAGTAAGAACTCATTTCAATACCTCATGTTTAAAAGACTGCCAAATTGAATAAGCCAGCCAACCTGTCGCAACCCACAAACCAGCAGACAAAAATTTAGATAACAGTTCCGCTTTTAGCTTCTTCCATCCTTCTTTCTGCTCGTTTTCTTTTTCGTGTGCAACCCTGTGGCCATGAACATCCCCACTTGGAAACGCCGATTTTATTGTCTCATTTAATTGATTGAATTTTTCATCTATACGATGAAACATTTTTTTTTCATGAGTTTGCAACGCATCAGAAACAGCCAATTCAATCATGAGGGAAATTTTATCTTCCGTCACGGTAACAATCCTCCTTTTTGGCTGTTCATTATGCATAACAAGTTTAAAATCCAACATCGACAAGCACCGACCAAGTATTCCCTGTTGTTACATTGCAAATTCCGACCGCATTACCGGCCAATGTTCCAGATGATAATGTGCCAATCATTCTTGCTGATTGTTGGCTTATGTAATCAAATGAAATGGCGTTAAGCGCGGTTCCATTAACTTGCAAATATGTAGCTGAATCTCCCGTAAATGCTGGCGTTGCCATCATTGTTGGAAACTTAACTTCTATTTCAGTGTTTGCGCCGCCATTGCCGCGAGCAAGGCCAACCAAGCCAGTCGCAGGGAATGTAAGTTTCCGGCAATACTGATCTAGCACCGTTCTTTCTGCATCGTAATCTATTGGGTCAAGCGGGATGGAATGGTCGCCATAATCCCACCACAAGCCGTAAATATTTGCATTTACAGAACCAGCGCCATTCTGAACAAGATCAAAAGCAAGATAAGGGTTTGTCCCCCATGTTGCTCCGTCAGCGTTTGGTGTGTAAAAAGTGGCAACCAACATAGTTAAATCGCCACTCATCGCAGTTGCAGATGTATTTGCGGTTGTTGTTGCAGTAGCAGAACCACCTGAACCAAAGTTCAAGGTTGCGCGAGAATAGAAATAACCAGGCATTGTCCCGCGCAGGATACAGGTCATTGTCACAACCCTATCGAGCATCGGTCGTATTCTTTCTCTGGCATAAAATCTTTGGCCTATTGCCCGACCAGAGCCGCCCACAGCAGATTGAATATTTAATGCATAACGCGGAGAATTTGGAAGAACTTTAACAACGGTATCATCAGTATCAACGCGAGAAATGTCAGCAGTCGCGCCGCTTATGTTTGACAAAAACCACCTGTCAGCAATCTTTGTCCCGCCTGAAATTCCCGTAAATGTTGTTGCTCTAGTCCAATGTGCAAATGATGGATTATGCGTTATTGTCGGCTGCGTTCTTCTTACTTTTAAAATTGAAGGCGCAGTAACAACAGGGGGATGACCACCAAGCCTAACAATTCTTGATGTTGATGGATTGGCGGAGCCGGTTAGCGTTTCTCCATCAATCATGTACCCAATATAACGGCCATCTCTTAATTGAGAAACTGTAAGGTATCCAATCATTGCCGTTTTGTTGGCAACGCAAACACGCAAAGGCGTGCCAGAAGCTACGACGCCGCCAGCCGTATATGTTGCATCTGCGTCAAGCTCGGCAACGAGTAGCTTATCTTCCCAACCAGATATTCCGGTTGATCTTCTCGCGCACATATAAACCCATAGCTTGCCCCACGCTACCAAAGCAAGCGGTGGATTAACGCCGAGCGCCAAATTGGTATCTACCCAAGAACTCCATGTTGTTAGGTCGGTCGATGTTGATGCATACATATCACCGCCAGCGTCATTTCTGGCGTACATGATGTATTTTGATGCGGCAATCTTTACAACAGACACTTCAGTTAATTGCGTCAGAGGCACAGCGCCTGCTTTGGCTGTCGTTACTGTCCAAGTGGCACCATTGTCTGTTGTCCTTGCTTTATAAATTGTTCCGCCGCTTCCATAGCCAAAAACGTTAACGCCGCCGCTATCGTCAAAAACATATTCACCGTGAGGATAAAATGCAGTGGTCGCAATGGTTATTGTGTTCCAATTAGTCCCACTGTCATCTGTATAAATAAACCTTGTTCCTTGGATTGTTCCTGATGAATCTTGAATGATAAAAAACACGCCATACCTTGACGTTGTAATCATCCCGCCTACCAGTCCGCGTGGCTCTCTTGTCTGGTCGTCATAAATGATCCTTGGGCTTTCCCAAGTCAACCCACCGTCATAAGACAATTCAGACATGACTGGCGAACTCAAAGACACGTTATGACGCCACCCATAAGTGTAGGTTCTGATTAAAACGTCGCCGCTAGAAGGTTGGCCTACTGGCCCTGGCCAATAGTGGTTTTTGTTGTTTTCATCAATCGCAACAGCGCCACCATCTAAAGGATGAGACAAAGGCGTAATTGGCTGCGGGTAAGTTGAAGTTCCAACCCTAAAATTTCCGTTAAAGTATCTGCAATTTGATGGTAATGATGTAACCAAATATGTTTTGGCAAGCAAATTTACTTGAGCGCCTTTGTTAGCTGCCTCTAAGGATAAAAATGCCGCCGTGTCATCTGTGACGTTATTCCCTACCGCGCCATAAGAAGTGGGGGATAAAAATTGAGAAGAAACGGACGTTATTTGAGTGTTTAAATATGAAAAATTGGCGTCTAGGTTAGAAAGCAGGTTTGTTGTATTTCCTGCAAATGTATTCGGCACTGGCATTTTAGAACCTCACCCTCAATTCATATTCAAATTCAAAAGTATGCACCGTAAAATTAGGCGCTGTTGATGTCATTGTCAAACCTAAATATTTTCCGTATTTTTGCGCGTCAGACTTATAAAGCGTATATCCGCTATTTATCCAATTTGATGTTGCGCCAGTATTAGCAACCCACGTTGATACTTGGCCAGAAGTTGTTAGCCATGTGGTTGAGTTTTTTGATCCTATTGAATAGCTTGGACTTTTCCCCTGCTCGCTATCCATTGTTGCGGTTAAATCTGTGGCATAACTAATTGTCGCTTCAACGCCAAACTTTAACGCTTGCTTCGTTCTTATGTTGTCACCCAACGGCATCAATGCTGTTTTGATCGTTGAAGTAATATTTGCCGAACTGTCTGAATAAAGTTTGTATAAGTTATTTGTTGTATTCGCGTATAAAGAAACAGAACCGTTATATGGAACAGATGTTAAGTAAGAAATATTGCCTTGGCTGGTAATAAACCATTTCTTTTCAAAAAACACCGCTTGAATTGGCCTGGCTGTTCCTGTCGTTGGGTCGTTATACGTGAAACTAAACACCGCGCACAAAATATTGTTTAACAATACTTGGCCACCGGATACGGGCTGCGTGAAATCTATATACGGAAAAATTCCGTCTAATTGGTCGCTGATCTTGTTTGTTGTGGAGCCGACAAGCGCATAAATTCCGTAATCGTTCATAAATAAAACAGAACGGAAATACGGGAATATTGCGTAAATCCTGCGCGTTCCTACGCTCGCGCTAATGTTTGCGTTTGCGAATACTGTTTCTCCAACAGATGAAACGCGAACGTCAGAAAAAACGTTAATGCTATCTTCGCCAAAAACATAAAGAAAGTTATTAGAAGAAAGTAACGCTTTGATTTTTCCGTGTAGCGTTGAATCAGAAATAGTGAATGATCCAGCAGAAACGGACGTAAAGTCGCTGTAACTGTCAGCCGCGCTATAAGCAACAGTTCTACCGTATGCAACCCATACGCGGCCAGCAAACGTGGCCACATCGACTATTTGATCTGTATTTACTACTGCAATAGCAGTTGCGCCGGTTCCTGCGTCGCCAATGTTTACGCTTGGTGCGCTGGTGTATCCACTGCCAGCGTTGACGGTCGCTATGTTTGTGATTGCACCGCCGCTAACAACAACCTGGCCTGTTGCGCCAGTGCCGCCGCCATCTGTAACTGTGACATATTTGAGCGTTGCTGTGCCGTTTGTTGCTGTGCCTGAAGTATGCGTTGGGCCTGATGCGCCCGTTGTTCCCGCCACTGTGACCATGTAATAACGGCCACTGTAAGAAAGCATTTGCCCAAGCGTCACCGCAGTGGTAGCAGCCCAAGCAACAGAACCCACAGAACCAATATAAACGCTAACAGGCGAAACATATCCATTGCCGCCATTCGTGACGAGGATATGCACTGTTCCAGTTTTAAATGTAACCAGTTCAGCCACAGCAGCAGCACTAGAACCCCCGCCGCCACTAAATGTAATCGTAGGCGGGCTTGTGTATCCGCTACCTGCGTTAGTAATGGCAACAGAACTCACAACGCCAGCCGCTAGCACAGCGGTAGCCGCCGCGCCTGATCCAGACAAAGAAGTAAAAGATACGCTTGGAACGGACGTATATCCAGAACCAGGATCAGTTATTTGAATGGAAAATATTTTTCCGCCTGAAATGCTTGCCACTGCGCGAGCTTGCGTCCCGTTGGGCAAATTAGGCGCACCAATGGTTACCGTTGGAACTTGCGCGTATGAAGTTCCATCGTTTGTAATGTTGATTGCCTGCACGCCGCCAGCACTAACGCTAATCGTAGCTACAGCAGTCGCTTGTATGCCGTTTGCATCGTTAGGCGCACTAATTGTTACCGTTGGTGGATATGTATACCCTGATCCAGCATTGCTAACCGCAATTAAACCAACAGAACCAATAGAAACAACGTTATTTCCATCCCAAGAATATAAACCTTTGTCTGGATCGGCAATAACAATTCTTTCATTTTTGAATTGTGCAGCACTGACACCAGATGCGGAAAACGTATTAGACGCAGCAATCGTGCCTTTTGTGCTTGTGTTGACGTTAAAATATTCCATTCCTCCGTTAGACTCTGAAGCTACAATATAATCGTTCAATCCTATATTGCAAGAAGTCAAATAACTTACAGTAGAGGAAAACGTTATTGCATTATTGCTTGAGTCTTTTACGTAAGACTGAGCAGGAATAATTTTTATATTCCCAAAGCCAATTGGCATGGCGTTTTCTATCCATGCAAATTCGCTTTCATCAATTGCGGTTCTATTGGCTTTTGTATTTAAGCCTTTGAAGTTTTTGATTACGGCATAAGACTTTTTTTGCTCTGTTGCCGACATTTTTAACTTCCGTATACGTCAGGGATTCGTCTTGTAAACACAGAACTGAGCACAGATTGAACGTGCTTCATGTATTCCTGTTTAAATATTTCAGCTTCGCCGTAGCTTTGTTCTTTGTACTTAGCTTTGTAAGCCGCATAAAAAGAAACCGGCGTTGTATATGGGTCAATAATCGTATCTGTTGCCGTTGGGGTAGCCAATGAGAGCGCGGCAGGCAAAACAACAGTATCAAGCTCGATCACATAAGATTGATCTGGGCTTGGTGAAATGTAAATCTGTTGTTGCCCAAACACCGAAAAGCATATGGGTCGGCCAACGTAATTTTGCCAATAACGTAGCTGGCTATTAAATCCAGTCCACGGTAAATAGCGTAATGGAACCCTCGTATTACCCCAATACAGATTGATATTAAGTATATCAAGCGTATTTATGCCACTTGGCAGGCAAGAAAACGGGATTATTTCCGTGGGTGCGTAGTAAAGAAGTGTCGCAGTTCCGTTAGTAAAGCTGGTACTTGGCGGGAATGTAGACGCGCCAGCCGCGGGATAGGGCGGCGCAGTCGTGCCAAGTGTTCCGCTAACGGTGACTTGATAAGTAAATATGTTTGAAAAAACATATTGCCCCGCCGTTACAGCAAGGCCAGCAGCCCATGGTATTGCAGCCGTATTATTAGGCGAAATTGGAGTGCTGCTTACTTGAAGTGTCCTTGTGCATCCCGTATCCCTCGCAACCTTCTCACGGCCATCATTGATGAAGTCCGTTAGTTCGTTGTCTTGCCAGAAATCCGCATTGGCGTCGTGCAAAAGCCTGCGAACCTCCGTGATGTACGAGGTAAGGGTAGCCATTTCATAACCTTTTATGCAGCCTTGATAGTAGCTTTTCGCCCCGCACCTTTTTCAAGGATTGGGGTTACTTGGCCAACCGTCGAGGCTAAGGAACGGTTCTGTTCTGGCTGATATGGTGAAATCTCAAATTTAGATAATCTCTCCAATGCAGCCGGTAAGTCGTTATTGGTTTTTACCCAATTTAACCTAATTACAAATTCTGCTTTGTCTTGAACTTCATAACCAAAAATATGACGAGCAACGTCAACCGGCACTTTTACCGGTATTTCTGGCCTGAATAACCAAGTGGTTCCATTGTAACCATCTTCCAATGGAAACCCACTTTTATTCAAAACACAAACAAAATCGCTCATAGGTTGATTACGTCGCCATAAACGGTAATGTTACAGGTTCCAGTAACGGCAGTGTTCACCTTAACAAACAGTGCAGCCGCACTGTAAACAGCGGTGGCAGCAGCAGTAGCCAAACCAATATCTTGAAATGTCGTGGTGCTTGTTACACTCGACAAAACAACATTGTTTGACACGGCGTTTGATGCATTGCCATCATTGCTCGTTAAGATTGTGACGTTACCTGTTCCGATGTTACCGCTGGCGTTAGCCACAGTTATTCTGCGAATAATGTAGTTTGTGCCAGCAGTAACAGGCAGAACAGCTACCGCGTTACCTGTTGCGCTAAGTGATACGGCAACGTTTGAAGCGATAGCATAGTTGCCAAATGAGTTCGGGTATCTTGTTGCGACAGCGTTGCTAATCATTCAACACCCCCATTAGCTCAAGAATGTACCACTAACCGCAGTTCCCTCGTTGAATCCATACAGAGTAACGGTTTGCGTACCTGTCACCGCATTTGCACGAACGTTGAACCCGTCAGAAATAATTACCCCTGAAGTGTTGTTCGCTAAATACGTTGTCCAAGAGTTCGCAGTGCCGGTATAAGCATTGATCTCAATAGTAACGTTGGCCGTTGCTGGAACCATGTAAGTACCAGTAGGGATCACCTTGCTATTCAGCATAGCCGTAGCATTACCAGCGCCAACGCTGGCAACGGACACGGGCTGAATAAGAGCGCCGACAGTGTTAGCTGTGGCATTAGCAAGAAGAATTTTATTTGTGCTAAGTGACATTTAAATTCCCCCTTATAGAGACAAATAGTTGAAGCCGGTAACTTTTGTCATTGACCGTGGCTTGACGTTAACAAGTTCAGCGATCATCAACACAGCACCAACATAGCCGATTTGCCAGTTGGGTAGAGTAGACTCAAAACCAGTGAACACAAACGATCCATTGTCATGGATGTACAGGCTCAAATAGTTCGAGTTGATGTAATACAGAGTTCCTTCAGGGCAATATGGATCAGCATACACAGGGATGCCGCCAACCATCAAAGCGCGGAATCCAGATTGTGGCCCGTCAGGATCACTATCAAAGCCAATGCCTTTACCGGGAGAAATCACATATTGCTCTTGTCCAACAAAGTCTTGTGCCAGCAAAGTCCAAGTTCCTAGGCCGCAAACTGCAAAAGTAGGCACTTCAGCGCCGTTTTTAACAGTACCAGAAAGGTATTGCAAAACGTTTTGCCGTGTGGGGTTTGCAGAGCCAGCGGCGTAGACTTTTGATCTCCACCAAGTATTTACAGAGCCGGAACGGGCAATATTGCCGTATGTGCCAAGAGTAGTTCCATCATCAATAGCACCTGGCAAACCGATAAACTGCTGATTGTTCGTGGTGTTGTTGTACAAAGCCGTGGCCATTGCATCCATCATCACGTTGGTCGCGTCATTCATACGCGCCTCGATGAGAGGAATAATAGCCGCATCTTGCTGCGCCAAGCCTTCCATGCCCAAGAATGGGACGGGAGTAATCATCAGCTTTAAGTTAAATTCAGCATTGGTAATACCTTGCTGAACAGTAGGCTGCGCGAATGATCCTGAATAATCAGACCATTGTGCATTAACGAACTGCGAACCTTGAACGGGCACAGTAACGGAAGATGCGCCGCCAGAAGCAGATTGGCTGTTTGCCATCAATGCAGCAAGCAGAGGAGTTGAGTTATAGATTTGTACTACCAGCTTCGGGACAAACGCACGACGAGTAACGTAGGTTAACTCCGTGTATTGTGACGTACCCGCTGCCGGAAGAATACCACCACCAATAGGCATGTTTATCTCCGAAAGTTAGTAAAAGCCTCTTATAACCCTATGGGCTTCGTAGGTTTACGAAGATCATTGAGTGCTTTAAACGCCTCATTCCTTGCTGCGGTTTGAGGATTTTTCCAGTAATTGGAAAGGTCAAATTTGTTCATCGGGCTTGGGTTGTAACTCGACGAGGTTGGAACAGCCGCTTGTTTCATCCATTGATGATACTCGGCTGCTGTCTCGTGGTTAGTAATCCCACGCTCTAGCATCAGCTTCTCTACGTTCTGAATATCGCTTTCGTCTTGAATCAATCCTTTTTTCATCAAAGACATACGACGACGCTCTAATTCTTCAACAGCGTCACGCTCTCTAAGCCTTGATTCAAGCTCTTGAACTCTTTTCTCGGCAGAAGAAACCGCTTTGTTCGTATATTCCTCAATGTCTAATTCAGGAATAGTAAGCTCTGGCTTCAGTTGCTTTGTCATCTTTAGAAACTGTTTTCTAGTTTCTGGATGCTCTGCAAGTTGTTGTGCCAATGCTGCCAGTTCATCTCTGGCTTCAAATGAAAGATTTTCGAGTGACATAGATTAGCCTCTTTGCCGATTAAATAACTTTTTTACCGTCTGTTGGCTTCTTAACAACAGCGCCCATTTTGGAAGCTGCGATTTTTCCAGAATTGGAAAGACCGCCAATTTCAGAATAACGAGGAGTGTTGATTACAGTGCCGAACTCTTGTTTGTTGTCTGTTGGCTTGCGAAGTGCAGCGCCTCTAGGTTTGAAAAGTTCCATGATATTTCCTTATGGTTGTTGAGGCGCGGCTAATGCGCCTTGTCCTTGTGATTGCATTAACGCTCTCACTTCTGGTGAAGCGCCGCCAGCTTGCGGCAATGTTTGCAACATCTGAAGAATCTCAGATTGCTGCAATTCATTTGTTTTGCCTTTCTTCGATCCAAGGACTCGATTCAAAACGCGAATTGCATTAACAACGCTCGCGCCTTCTTCTGATTCCGATCCAAGAGCAGGCAATGATTGTTCTAGAAGATCAAGCGCCATTCCAAGATTCACAAGCGCACCCTCTCTGCTTCCCATCGTTGGTTCAGGCGTAGACATAGGCGACGCCATCGGCGGCGTACCAGTGTCAGACATAGACATGGTTGCGCTAGAAACATCAGCCGTTTGTTCCCCGCCTTGAGGCTGTCCATCTTTTCTTTGCCTCATTAACTCCATTAGTTTGTCGCTTGGTACGCTCATATTATCCCTTGTCTGGTGGGGGGATCACCCCTCCCCCCTAGGGGTTAAGCAATCCTAGGATTACTTACGAGCCTTACGGCCTTTGCGTGCTTTGCGTGCCATGATGGTACCTTTCAAGCAGCGGCCAAATTAAAAGAGGAACTCAGCCAAACCTCAAGCATTAACGTTTTACATTTCTGCTTGATGTCTTTTTAACTGTGTTTTGTGTGTAAGTCAAGCGAGGCGAATATGTTTTTGCAGAAAGTTGCTTTTTAGTGATTCTCGGCTGATCTCCTGCCCTCGTCATTGATGTTTTTTTTGACATATATCCTCACTTTGCTTTTTGCTCTTGCTTAGATTCTTTGGGCGCTTTAGCCTCTTGCGCTTGCTGTTGTTCCTGCATTTTTGCCTGTTTTTCTTCTGCTCTACGCAGTTTTTCTTTCAAATGCTGCTTCATCGGGGGTTCTAATAGGTCAAGCAATGATTCCTTATCAATCGCCTGCGCTTTGAATAACTGGAAGGCAAGATTGCGTAAATCTTCCATAAAGATAGGCGAATTACTGTGGGCATCCACTTTTACAACGTAATCCCGCGTAAATTGCTCTGCAATGAACTTCCGTTTGTTTGTATCTGTGAAGTGTGTTGGGTCGTATCTTTGCATCAGCTTTAGATACATTGTTGCCAGCTTCTCAAGCGAATCTTCGATAATAAGAGCGCGACGTTTTGCCCTACTTGATCCTAATCGGGCAAGCTGGCTTGCATGGCCTGATGATCTAACACCTGACTCACCGCGACCTTGCAGCACGCTAACAATTCCTGATGCTTCCTCAAACATTGCGTCTATTTCCGCAATCTCTTTGAACATATCTTGAGGAATGTTTGGTGCCAGTTTTTCTACTTTTGCGCTTGGCATATCTGTCGCCAAAAGTCCACCTGCTCTATTCAGCGCAAAGTTTTTTTCATCCAACATGCCCGTGAACCCAATCAACGCGGTAGGAGGGTTCACTTGTTTTGACAGCAAATCCATAATTTCGGACATGCGCTTGTTACGCATCTGCTGTAAATAAATCAGGCGTTGTATTTCCGATTGCCCCCAGAAATAATCGTAAAGAGGGGACGGGCAAATTTGCACAAAAGGCAATTCACCTTTTAGGAATAGCTGTTCGCCTGGTCTGTCATAAATGATTACATCAGGGTCAGCAATCGTGACTACCTGATAATCTTCACGCTCATCATCCCACACCCACAACTCGCGCATTTCCACGGTAGGCTCTGACACCTCAGCCTTGTAGCGGTTCATCCCTGATAGGTCAATGTTAACGTTCCCATACATTGTCGGGCTGACCTGCGACATGATGATGCGATCAATCCCGTTAGGCGTTTCTGTTCTCTCGTGCGGCGCTGATCCTACTCTGGACACAATCTGTTCCCGCTTAGGATGAGAATACAAACGACTATATAACTCACTGCGGGTAATGTAGTAAGTCTGAACAACTGCTTCTTGTCTATCCATGCTCGGCACATCTTCACGCAGCACGCCAATACATGAAGGCTCTACCATGTAGGGATGGATACCTCTGTTCACTACCAGTTTGATAAATGAACTGTTGTAAGTCAGCGCCCAAGAAACGGCGCTGCTAAATACTTGGTCTGCATTGCTGTTAAGCCACTCGTCATTAAGCGCACGAGTTAAAGAGGGAATTTTTGAATATTCCCCCTCGTGTACTTCAGCGCCCAAATCAATAGAGAATCTTGTCGTTTCCGCAGAATATAGAAAAGAACAAAGCTGATCTATGTGCGGATAGATTTTGTTATACATTGCTGGCGGTTCGTTGGGATCATTCCCAAACAAATACCAGCTACGCAATGATGCATAATCAGATTTCCTCGTTTCTCTGGAAACAAGGCATTTCTGAATCAAATCAATATAAAAAGCCTCTCTATCAATCGGGTCTACTGGTATTTTCATGGCTGCAATTTAAGGTTTTCGTGGTCTGCAATATATGAAGAAGGTTTCGGGCCTTCTGTTAATCCCGCGTCCCTTGGCTTCATCCCAACCTGCTCACCACGCACTGACTGAAACGCCGATCCTGCCAATATGCTGTTCATGTTGAATGGGCCTTGCTGTCCCCATATTGCGGCATCGCCTGGACGCGGTTCTTTTGTTTCTGGTTCTGGTGTTGTATTGTTGCGGGTTAAGTATCCAGCCTGGTGTTCACCTTCCCTGACGGACTTAATATCGGTCGTT